TGCTATAAATGCAGAATATCGTCGCGGTCAGTTAGCAGGATTTTATGTTGATAGGAAAGAGGTTGTGACAGCCTCGCTTGATAACATGACTAGACCAGAACTTGAAGCTAAACTTAAAGAGATTAGAGATCATAATGTTATCAATGGCGAAGCTATCGGCGTAGAAATTAAAGAGTTAAAACAGATTGATGAAGAATTTGACGACGCCAAAAGCTAATATAATTACATAAAAAAATATTAACATAAGAAGAAAAATAGCTGGAACTAATTTTTCTGCTACAGACACAATCACTTTCTGTGTTGTATTTTTCTCTAACATTACCAAATTATACTGCTTGGTGTTTGATAATACCTTGTAGCTCTTGATCTGCAACTATCACAACAATATCTCTCAAACTTACCCATTTCTTTTTCTTTGCCACATGCAAAACATTTTCTCTTAATTAATTTTTCTTCTGTCTTTGGTTTTGACAAATCATAGTAGTCTGGTTTTAAAAAATTATCTTTTGTCATTCTCCTCTAAATCCTCTCTCCATTAATTCTTTTAGTTTTCTTTCCCACATAGCTTTATAAACTTCGTCGTCTGTAATCTTGTTGTAAATGGTCCATAATCTTTGAACCCTCCACCAATATAAATCTTCTAGTGTCATAATTTTCCTTTCTCAAAAATTAACTTTGTAAAGTATCGTTTCTCCATTGTCAATTTTCTTTTTTAATTGTTGTGCATATTCATAATAATATTGTGCCTCTTGCACTTTATCAAAAAATTCTAATTCATGTGCTTTATCATAAGCGTGTTTATATTCTTTGTATAAATCTAATTCTTCTACTCTATTCGAACTCATTTTTTTCTTTCTCCTTTACGATAGTCCTAATATCATATAAATATTTTATTAAGTCTTTTTCAACTTCTTCATATTCTATTTTTTTAACTTTAACTTTATTATTTTCATCACGATAAACAAAAGTAATACTCATAGTTTTCCTTTCTTTTTTATTTATTTATCATTTTGCTATTGACATGTCAATATATATTATTATATGGGATAGATGTTAATAATTTAATGAAGGGGTATGACGATACTATACAAGCGATTATTAACAGCACAGGCGACGGAGTTATTCGGATAAGTCCTGTGCAAAACTAGACCGCAACATAACTGTCAATGTGACATAATGTCGCAAGAGAAAGGAAAAAAATGAAGAAAAGAATTTGGTCAGAAGAAGAAAAAGAAAAAGCAAGAGAGCTATTAAAAAAACACTCTTACTCTACTGTTGGTAAAATATTGCATAGATCAAAAAATTCTGTGATAGGTGTTTTATACCGCGACAAAGTTAAAAGCGGATATATACCGCCGTTAGATTCTAAATATGCAAGAATAAGAAAATATCATAGAGGTTTCGGATAAAATAAATCTTGACTTTTAGTTTATCCCATGTTAATAGGATAATAATAGAAAGGAATAAAAATGATAGTTAGAAAATTATTAAAAATACAAGCTGATATTGAAGATAGAAAAGTCCCTTGCGATATGCACGACGACGAACTTAATCAACATTATTCAGAATCAAAAGGGCAATTTCAAAATATTTTAGATATGGATTTAATTCATTTAATTAGATCATATAGTAAATTATTACACCACCGCGACGTTTCTAATCCTCAAGATATTTTAGATAATTTAGATGTAATAGAAAATAGACTAACCGCTTTAAGATCAGATATTTTAAATTTATAGTTGATTTTGTATTTATCCCATGTTAATAGGATAATAAGAAAGGATAATTTATGAATAATACAGATATTGAAAGAGAAATTATTAATGCTTTAAATATTAATTCTAAAATTGATTGGGTTAGTTCTGAAATTTCACCAAATCAAGAATTTGAAGAATTAATCGAATTTGTAAAAAAATTATTTAGAGAGGATAATTTATGAAAATAGTCAATATAGAATTATTAGTTAGAGCCATAGAATTATTAGAGGCATATCAAGTCGGCAGTATTTCGCCAGAAAAACTAGATGTAAATACTAATAAATTAATAAAAGATTTTGAAAAAGAATACCCAGATTTAGCAAGGGAAATATTATGAAGAAATTAGAATTTATTAAATCTAAAAAACTTTTAAATATTGATAACAACGCAAAAACTGTAAAAGGGCAAAAATACGGATTTCTTACAGCTATTCTATATCTTGCGCCTAGTAATGAAAGCGGTTTTAATGTTTGCCCTATGGCTTCAAAAGGTTGTAAGAAAGCGTGTTTATACACAGCGGGGCATGGGGCTTTTTCTAGTGTTAAAAATGGCAGAATAAATAAAACGCGGTGGTATATTCAAGAACGCGATACTTTTTTAGATCAAATTAGAAAAGAAATAAACGCGTTTATTGTAAAAGCAAAAAGTAAAAATTTAATTCCTTGCATAAGATTAAATGGCACTAGCGACATATCATGGGAAAAGACGGGATTAATAGAAGAATATAAATCAATTCAATGGTATGACTATACAAAAATATATAAAAGGGCGTTGTCTTTTGTCAATGGCGAGTTGCCTAGTAATTATCATTTAACTTATTCTCTTAATGAGGATAACCGCGAAAATGCTTTTGATATATTAAATCGCGGTGGCAATATTTCGGCAGTATTTAGAAAAGAACTTCCAAAAAAATACAATGGTTTCAAAGTTGTAAATGCTGACGATAGCGATTTGCGTTTTCTCGACGGCGATAATATTATCGCAGGACTTTTAGCAAAGGGAAAAGCAAGAAATGATTATTCTGGTTTTGTGCTTGACACTTAATCAATCCCATGTTAATAGGATAATAACAGAAAGGAACTTATATGAAAAAAGATGATATAAGACTAAATAAAGCTAAACGCGACGCAATTAAAAAAGCGTGGCGTGATGTAACTTTAAAAACACCAACGCAAAAAGACACATTATTACAAGACGCGGTTGATACCTTTAGAGAACTAGAGCAATCAGTTTGGGATAATGTAATAAATCCAGTTGTAACCCAAAACTTTCCTCAAGATGATATGAAAATATTAAAAAAGTATTCTCGCGGTGGTTATCATGGCAGTTTTGCACAATATGATAATTGTTTTTATTTTAAACCTAGTTTTGAAGATAGACAAGAAACGCAGTATTGCTGGAATTATAACCGCGACGATATGACGGCATTATATTATAATGATTTAATGAGTAAAGGCGTTAATCCTAACTTATATTTAGAATATGAGGGAAAAGATAATAACCCCCATTTTTATCAACAAGACATTGATTTAAAAGAGGCAGTTGATAGTTTAAAAATTGCTAAATATACGGGATTTAAGGAATACCATAGACATCAAGACGCTGAAGTAAATGAAAGTGATATTAAAAATCTTGGTGGTCATTATTTATTAGTGCCTTCAGGCAGTTGTCATAGTCGCGTTATGATGATTAATAATGAAAGCGATTATGAGCAATTAAGAGCTTTTAATAAATCTAAAAGTATTATGCACAATGCACAAAAAGATATTTTCAAAGAGAAAATACAATTAATCAATGATATGAACGCGGTTGTAGATCAATCTAAATTTTTAAATGAAGTTAGAAAGTATTGGGTTGATTTAGACGATTGCGTGAACTTTGACGCTGACGAAATTGGGACAGCAGTTTCAATAATATCTGATGATACTAAACAACGATTATTAGATAGCGCAAAGTTAAGACAAGCACAGCGTGATATTGTGGCGGTTGTGAAAACACCAAAACAGAAAATTGACGCATGAGCGATATACCCGTTTGCCAAAATTGTGGTAAAAAGCTATATATGAATTATGGTCGTCGCGGTTTACTCGCGACGAGTGATTTTAAATATCATCACAAAGCATTTTACACCGCAGAAGAAAGGAATAATTTTGAACGCGACGAATTACCAGAAAATGCTTATGATATTGATAGGGATAATTGGGGCGAAAATAATTTTATTATAAGTTATCGAACACCTCAACAAGCTCGTCATGGTCTTTTTCACGGTCAATCTTGTTTTTATGAGTGGCATGAAAACCACCGCAACGAAATCGAACGCCTCATCAAAGACATGGGCGAGTGGAAAAATCCAAATTGACAGTAAAACCAGAATCAAACTTTGGGCGTGAGATAATTAAAAATTTATCTCATGTCCAATGGACTAGAATTGAAAACAGACACGGCGGCGGTATTCCAGACCTATACGGAATATACGGCGGTCAAGCAATTTGGCTTGAATTAAAATGTATTAAACAAAATTCAATAAAACTTTCGCCGTTGCAAATCTCATGGAATTACAACAATTTTCGACATGGTGGGAAAAACTATTATATTGTCCAAGATACGAGGTCAAAGGTTATCAAATTATACGACGGCGACAAAGGTCGAGAACTAGCGGAACAAGGTTTCAAATACGATAAAACTGTGGCGGTCATGGAAAGATTAAAGACGATAGGAGATTGGCGCGAGTTTCAAGATCATATATTCAATATAGTTTGACCGCGACGCTTTTTTTTTGGTCTAAATTTACCTGCGACAATTTGCCTAATTGACAATGTCCGCGTTTCGCGGTAAATCTCTACCCTCCCTATTGGGCGGGGGAGGACGGCGGATTTACCTGCGTCAATATGTCGCGGCTCCGCCTACGGCGGACTTCGTCACGGCGGCGGCTTCGCCTTCGGCGAAAATAGTTTTTGACTTATGTATAACTATCCTATATACATGGGACTATAAGAAAGGAATCATTATGAAAATTAAAGATATGATAGTATTTCATAAAGAAAAAATTATTGATGACGGCGAAGTAATTTTGCTTGATCAAAATAATACTTTTTGGAATATTAGACTTTGGATTGAGGAAAAATATCCAAATATTCCGATTGAAATAGTTAATGAAGGGATGGGTGAAAGATGAGTGATTTAAGAATTAAACCAGCCATTGACAACGGCGATTTGCCAAAGAATCACGGTCGCAGTTTCAAGGCACTCACACTATTTGACGCATTAAAAGATACGACGGTCATAAAAAAATACAACGAGCAATTTGAAAAAGAGTTTGGTCGCCCTAGCATATTTGCTTCGCAGATCAAAGAATCACGGTCATAATAAAATCGTATTCTTCCTTAATAGTTTGACCGTGAAAAAAACTCCCTTCGGGGAGTTTTTTATTTTCTACCACCGTTAATTAATTGTTGCATTATCCTATATTATCCTATATATAATTCGTAGCGATGGCAGAAAGAATTATTATGAACGAAGTTAAAACATTTGAATGGGAGCCGATGATGTCTTTTCACGGTGAACTTTCTAAATATAATGCAATCGATCAGAATTTGAACTGCTCACAATTAATGCGTAATGCTGGTTTAGATTGGACTGTGAACAAGGTTCCAGTTCAAGCTACCATTGATGATAAAGTTATAACCTCTGATAAATTATTCTCATTAATTAAATCTGATGATGATAAGATTTTAGTTAGCGGTCTAACAAAACAATATCATACAATGCAAAATGAAAAACTTGCTCAACTTGGAGATTATTTTACAAGTATTGCTGGTGTATCTTTTGAGCATTGCTTTAATTATAAAGATGATAAGGCAATTACATTTTTAGCTAATACTGGAGGAGAATTCAATATTGGTAATGATGTAGTTAAAAATTATCTTATGCTTACTAACTTTCATACTGGAAGAGATAAAACCAAGATTAATACTACTAACATACAGCCTGTATGTGAAAATACTTTTCTTGCCGCTTTATCTGATATTGAACAATTCTATATCGGTATTACTCACAGATTAGAATTCAATGACAAAATGGAAGAGCTAGTTAGAATTAAAATTAAAGACGCATTAAACTCTAACAAGGTTTATAAAGAACAAGCAGAAACACTTAATAGTTATTCATTAACTGAAAGTGATATGCTTAAATACTTTATTCTTGTTTACAACCCAAAACTTATTGCTGATTATGATAAAAGCAAAAAAGATTATTCTTTTTTCAATGATCTATCTGGCAATAAACAAATCAAGTCTTGTTATGGTGTTTGGCATGATACTTATGAGAACAATGGCAATACTTACAAGCTTGAGAATACTGGTAACGATGTTAGGGAAGACACATTATGGAAAGCCTTTAACTGTGTTACTTATAACGAAGACCATTTAAGAAGTGGTGATCGTTTATCAAATACCTTTATCACTAATGGTAAAGACAATGTTAAAACAAAAGCAATGCAAACTGCTTTAGAAATGGCCAAGTAGAATAAGTTTACACGGTCAGCGAAACTAGAACCCCAGTCAAGCCATCGCTACTGGGGTTTTTTTACGTTTGTCAATGTGACATATTGTCGCAGCCGCCTGCGGCGGCACTAGGTCTTGTGGCTTCGCCACTATGGGCATACTACATCTTGTGCCTGCGGCACAATGTCGCAGGCTCCGCCTGCGGCGGTACTATATCTAGTACCTTGGATAATTATAAATACTACATATGGTATGTCAAAATGTCGCACCCCCTCCGGGGGCCCCCTAAATAGTATATCGGGACTCCTACAAAGAAGCGCGTAACACTGTTCCAGACAAACCCACACCCCTAAATCTGTACAAATGAAAATATTGATTATCCCATAAAAATATTATATAAATTTTTTTCATATGGTTAATCAAACCGAGGTAGAGCTTCAAGCTCAACTAATACAAGAACATTTAAAAAAGCTGGATAATGCTGAAAAAAGTTTTATACCTTTTGTCAGACATGTTTGGCCAGACTTTATCTCTGGATATCATCACAAAAAAATTGCAAAAAAATTTGAAGACATACGGGATGGTAAAATAAAACGTTTGATTGTAAACATGCCACCTAGACATACAAAGTCTGAGTTTGCTTCTTTCTTGTTTCCATCATGGTTAGTGGGCAATAATCCACAACTCAAGATAATTCAAACAACACACAATACAGAACTTGCTGTTAGGTTTGGACGTAAGATGAAGAACCTTATTGACAGTCAAATCTATCAACAAGTCTTTGATGAAGTAGCTATCTCTGCTGACAGTAAAGCGGCTGGCCGTTGGGAAACAAACAAAGGCGGCGAGTACTTTGCAGCGGGCGTTGGTTCAAGTATCACGGGCCGTGGTGCAGACCTCCTTATCATTGATGATCCACACTCAGAGCAAGACGCACTATCCGAGACTGCATTTGATAATGCGTATGAATGGTACACCTCTGGTCCTAGACAACGTCTACAACCCGGCGGCGCTATCGTTATTGTTATGACACGTTGGTCCGTGAAAGATTTAACAGGAAGATTAATAGATGCACAAGCAAAAGAACCCAAGGCAGACCAATGGGAGCTAATAGAGTTCCCGGCGATATTACCAAGCAATAAACCTATTTGGCCAGAATACTGGGACATTGATTCATTGACCGCGACCAAGGCTTCCTTAACAGAACAAAAATGGCAAGCACAGTGGCAGCAAAATCCTACAGCAGAGGAAGGTAGTATTATTAAGCGTGAATGGTGGCAAACATGGGAAGAAGACGATATACCAGACTTGATACACGTTATACAATCCTATGATACAGCGTTCAGTAAAAAGGAGACAGCAGACTATTCAGCTATTACAACATGGGGCGTATTTAGTCATCCACGTAAGGGAAATCCACAAATAATACTATTAGATGCAGAAAAAGGAAGATGGGAGTTTACAGAGCTTAAAAAAATTGCTATGGATAAATATAAATACTGGGAACCAGAAACTGTTATCGTAGAAGCAAAAGCTTCTGGACTTCCGTTGACAGATGAGTTAAGATCATCCGGAATACCCGTGGTGAACTTTACTCCAAGCAGGGGCAATGATAAACATGTTCGGGTAAATTCAGTAGCGCCGATGTTTGAATCGGGCCAAGTATGGGCACCAGATGAAAGGTGGGCGCAGGACGTTATAGAGGAGTGTGCAGCTTTTCCATTTGGCGATCATGATGACTACGTAGATTCTACTACGCAAGCACTCATGAGGTACCGTCAAGGCAACTTTGTTCAACTTCCCGATGACTACTACGACGAACCAAGGATCACGGAACCAAGGGAGTATTACTAATGGCTAAAGATAAAGCACCAGAAAAAATATTAAAAGACGAAAGAACTATAGCTGATAAATTAATAGAAGAATTAAAAACAAAATTATCTGATGAAGAGTTTGATTTTATTCATAAAATGCGTAAGGCTAAAAATCGAGGCAATCCTAGACAAGCAGGAGCTTCAACAGTAAGTAATAAAGGAATGAAAACTACACCGGGAACAACAAAGGGAAAGAAAAAACAAGACATGATTTCAGCTGCTAAAGGCGGTATGATTAAAGGATACATGGGCGGTGGATCTGTCCACAAGAAAAAAAATAAAATGCTAACAACCAAAGGTTGGGGAGCATCAAGAAAAACATAATGAGTTACCAGTCGGCCGAAAACGCACACACCTCTGACTGGGTTAGTCGCATGGCGGTGAAAGCCGCCACTGCGATGGAAAAATAAAATGGTAGATAAAGTAACACAAGCAAATAAAAACATAGCAAAAGCTTCATCTAAATTAGCAGCAGGACCAGTAGGTGCTAAGATGATGGAAATGATGGATGTGCCTTCGTTTGCTAGAGGACTAACGCCATCAATGTTAATTGATTTAGCAAAAAGTAAAGGAATTATAACACGGGAACAACAAGCAGATTTCACAAGAAGAGTAGGTAAAGATAGAACAGCATTACAAGAATTTAATAAAATAGTTACAGAAGCTGATCAACCACGGCTCGCGTACAAAGGACAATCACCAGCACAAATAGAACTGTTAAGAGCAAAAGGTTTAATGCCAGCAACGTCAATCAATAAAACACAAAGAATTTCTGTGTTAAAAGATACACATGCTCTTTTAAATGAAGTGGCTGCTATGGACGCACCAAAAGAAGTAAAAGAAAAAACTTTTCTTGAAGGTATGAGAAAAAAATTTGGCGACTTTGCCGACAACCCTATTGTAAGAAAAATTGCTAGTAGAGCTTTGATGATACTAGGTGCTTTTCCTACTGCTCTTGATTTTATACCAATGAGTCTTTTAGAAGAAGGTATGGATATGATGGATGCAAAACCAGAGATGGCAGCAAAAGGTGGTATGATAAACATGAATGAAATGATTAGACCTGTTGGATTTGCAAATGGTGGAGATACTATTATTCCAAAAGAGAAACCATCACCAGATA